GGAATGGTAACTACCGTGCCGGTCGGTCCGGCTGGCATCAGGTTTAGGGCGTGGGGCGTAAGGTTCACGATATTCAAGGTTTTTCCTCCTTTCTTTTTGGTTTCTGATATAAGTTTGAGAATATCTTTCTCCAAATTTTTATCATTTATCTAATTACCACTTAACATACTTAGTCTCGTTAAAGTTCTTTTTTTCCTTAAGAGCCTTACTGATAGCCAGGTCAATTCCGCTCCTAGATTTAAGATGATAGTAATATAAATCTGTATAAGGTGTATTAAGCCTATCGATTCGTCCTGCGGCTTGTACCATGACCTTATAAGAGTAGTTTTGTGAGTAGAATATAATAGTGTCCGTTGTTATGCAGTTCCAGCCTTCGCATCCGGCGCTGTATTGAACCAGATAAACCCAGCTTTTACTATTCGGAATTGGTTCGTGTTTATGGCCGTTCCATTCAGCTACTTTCACTTTTGAACCATAACCCAAATTTCTGAGTATTTCTAACTCGTAATCGAAGTTATAAAATATGATTACTCGTGGATGTCGTTCAAAGATTTCTAAAACAGCTACTTGTCTGGATTGGTCGGAGTTTACGATTTTACGCCAAATATAACAAAGTTCGCCTGCGTTCTGAATTGGCTCGTTTTTATAAGGATTCCAACGAGTTCTGGAAACATCTTTATAAGTTTCTATGTCATATGAAACATAAACGTCTTCATGATGAGGAATCGTTTCTCGTTTGAAATCCATATCGATAAGAATACTTCGTCGTAGTTTTAGAAGTTTTCCCGTGTTAATATAACGATCAATTTTCGGGAATTTAGTAAAATGACTATAGACTATGTGTTCCCTTGTAAACTCGGTTCTATTTTTATAGAAGCCGTTCGCAATGAATACTGGAATATAATCCTGCCATGTATCGCCAGGTGTCGCCGATAGTAGAATCCAATCGTTGTTTTTGGTTATCTTAAGAAAAGACTTAACCCAAACCCCGCTACCTATTACACGCTGCTCATCAAATATAAAGAAAGCACCAGTAACATTTACGTATTTACCGATGTTATTCCATGAGTCAACGACGACCTTGTGATTATAGTAGAGGTTTGTTTCCGGATGAGTAGAAAGAAGGAAGGGCGAAAGCTCACCCTCCCATTCCAAAGTATCTCTCTTTCTTGCGGTTGTAATTATGTACAAATCCTTAGGAGGATCGTCCATAGGAATATAATCACCACCGATCAAGCTGATAAGCTCTCCGCCGTTTTGAAGATAATAGTAAGATAAAGCTGTTAAGCTTTTCCCAGAACCAACTCCGCCGCAAAGAATACAGCCGTTTTTCATCTGCTGAATAGCTTTTAACTGGTAATCAAATAACTTAACGGACATTCATCAACCTCCTTTTTTTTTTTTAAATATTGTTTTGCTTTCATTGCTCTACCGTAGAAGAATATAGTGATCGTCTGGATTTGGAAATATAAAGCGTATTAAATATCATCATTTAAGAATAAATATCCATTGGCTCTAAGTTTATCGTTAGCATACTGTTACTGATTCCTGATTTACCAATAGGTTCGTTGAATCTAAATATAAATCAGGGCTGTTTCCTCTTTGGACATTTAACCGAGCATATAAAGTCGGCACCCATCTTTTAAAATATGTTTTTTAAAATGGCACTTCATCAGGACCTTCTTCTTCGACATATTTAGCCGCAAACTCGTCCTCCTCGATGGTTACGTACATTGTCTTTAGATAAGCCTTAATTCCAGTCTTACCGTTAATTTCCCAACTATAAGGCCTAATAGTCAAATCCACATTACGAATTTCTGCAAAGTCTAGAGTATTAATAGATTCTTCATCCAGTGGAATTCGTGAACGCCTCGTAACCATAATTACTTTAGGCGGAATATTAGCGAAATTAACTGCGACCTGAATATAATGTCTTGCATCGTCACCCTCGTTACGGGGAGGCAGAATTCTCACATTCCAACCATCTTCAGCCAATTTTTGGGCTTGTTCAGGATCATCAATAATTACACAAAAGTTACGATTTCCGGCTCGATTGTACTTTGTTTCCTTTCCCGAAAAGTTGCGGAATATAATACGAGCGTTCTCAATGATAATGTTATCTACATTTTTATAAGCCATTTTGTTTTTCTCCTTTCTATTTTTAACGAATATTAAATGGTGTAGAATCGTTCCTAGGTTTATCGGGGTCTTCCCAAGGTGGTGTATTCGAAATATAAGGTTCGTCTGAAACAAGCCATTCAAAATCGCCATACTCGGATATAGACTTAACAGCTTCATCAACTAGGGAGTTATAATAAGACCTGTCAATATCGGCTTCTTTTCCGAGCTCAATAACCATTTCGGACTCCAACCACCTGTACCCCTTGGAACCAGTAGCGGCATAATACTTACCGTCTTTCTCACGCATAAGTAATCCACCACCACAACCAGGTTTAATAGGGCAGAATCGACCAACCTTTCCGATGAAACGATAACTGTGACCTTTATCGATAAGTTCTCTCAACTCCTCAACTCGTTCACACTTACGCTTCATTTCCTCGTCATTAGGAAGATCTTGATTATTGATATCTTTCCAAAGTTTTTGGTACTCTTTTTCATACTCAGATACGTCTGGCAAATCTTCATTCATATCCAAATATAAAGCCGACGTAACAGATTTGGTTTCGCACATATCGTCAAATATAATCTCTTCTTTACTGAAGAGTTTCTTAAATACATACGGAACCTGGAACTGAGCACCGGTAGCCGTCCATTCTCCGGCATGTTTACCGTCTTTATACTTTGCAATATAAACGGCGTCGTTAACCAGACACATTCTGTCGTATGTGGCTTCATGCTCAAACGAATATCCATACTGCTTTCCGTAGTCCGAAACAAATTGAATTATTTCGGGAGTTGCGTCCGGAATCTTAATAGAGTCCGTTTTAATATGAGCAACAATAAAGCCCCGTTTCTGAACCTCGCGCTTAAGGTTAATCATAAACAGGGCTCCGCGTTTTGCTACAATATTGTCCTTATTTCGAGTATCACGAAATGAGTTGTCAAAGTTGGCGAAAGTAAGACCATATACTGAGTTAATTGCAATCTTTAGAGCCGTAGACAAATCTGCTGCCGCGTTTTCATCGGTTAAGTATTTCGCCAAAGCTCCACCCAGCATTTTTTTAGCTTTGTCAAAGTCTTTATGCTTGATAGCAATACGAGCATCCAAAATATCTTTAAATCGCTGTGTATACGCCTCTCCAAAGAGTTTTTCTGCAACGATACTACTCGGATGCATTGAAGCAACGTCCAACAATGCGACATTACCATACATGCCGGGTTCGGAATATACATAACCTCCTTCTCCAACTTCTTCACCACGATAGATAGACTTACCGTTTTCAAATGTGTATCCCGGAAATATAGGTCTTCCTTTTTCATCAAAAACGGTGTACTCATCTCCTAATTCATTATATAGAACATTATCTTCAGTCATCTCTCCCATATTACGGTAGTTGAATTGATCCTGAGGTTTTCTGTTGTTACCAAATATAATTTTAGTAGTTAATGCGTTGGTGGTATCATTCACCGTCATACCGGCAACATCGGCTAGAATTTGTCTTGCAGTAAAATCGGCTTTTCTCGCATTAAAAACGGCTTCTGTAGCAAGAACGTCATTATCACAATATTCCGCAACCTTAGTCCAAAGCTCTTCTGGTACAGGTTGGTCCCATGGTATTCCTAATTCCTTATGATGAATACCTAATTCGATTTCCCATTTCTTTAAACTTTGTTTTGTTGAACAGAAGTCATAGACGTCCGTATAAGACACATTATAGGCTTCTCCGAAGAAACAATTCGGACTACCGTTAATGATCTTCTGAGATAGATCGTAAAGTTGCTCGTTTGTATAACCCATAAGTCTGGCATACAAAATATGATTATCATATCTACGGCAGTTGAACCCTACCAATCTGAATTTCATCAGATCTTCAATTTCAGAAGGGGAGGGGTTAATCATTCGCACAACAGGTTTTCCTTCACCTTCGATCTTCCAGTTAACCAAAAATAGGTTAGGAAAGACTTCTACGTCAAAAAACACAAGTTTTGCGTCTTCATTTTTTCCCCCGAAGGATGTCTCTTCTGATTTAAACTGCATCTTATTTACTAGTTTAATACAATAGTCAGAGTGATTTGTACTATTCGCAGCAAATGCTAATATCGCATTGCGCATATCAGTGACATCGTAATGTAAACCACTAGCATACGCATCCTCCAGTATTTTATAAATAAAGTCGATACTAGGCTTAGTACCTGGATGTATCTCTTTGTTGAGATTTCGTTTGATCAGGGTTCTAAGCCCTTTCTCGCTCTTTATCGCTTCAAAATTTACCATATTTTTTTCTCCTTTCAGTGGTAAACCCGAGCTAATCGTCGAGATGGGTAAGTTGTTGCACTTCGATAATTTTCGTCTTAACGAACTTTTACCAGTGAATACCTTAATTTCCACGTAGTCATCATAAACGCGGCTCAGTTTCGAGACATCGCCAGTGTAAATATAATGCAAGTGTATACCAGCACCACTCTTACTAAGCTCTGCATATGTCGGTGGCCATTTACTCGCTTCTTTGATATTCTTTTCAAAAGATTTATTACCATTTTCGTCTGGAATATCGAAGTCGATAACAATATGGTTTTCGGGAACTCTAACATAGTGAAGCCTAGATGTATTCAATTCAGATAGTTTCGACGTAACGTCATCCCATTTTTTGAATGGAGTTTCATTATCTGTGGCATACTGAGCGAAACAATCCGCATACTCCTTGTCAAATATAGACTCTTGACTTTCGAATTGAATCCACGGTGCTTTAGTTTCTTCCTCTTTATCAAGGGTTCTTTTCTCAAATTTTTCTGTCCGAAATCCGCAGTAATAACTACGAACTCTGGATCCATCATCAAGGTTGAATCGCTCCTTGTAATCCTTGAAATAATTCTTAAGCTCCTCTTTAAAGACTCTTTGTGAAAATGGGTATGCTACTTTTGCCTCATCGCAATAAGTCTTGTACATTTCCCATGCAGCCTTCAACGTAACACCGTCATTTTTCTTAAATATATGATACGAATCAATAACGAAGTTATAAAAATCGTTAGATGCTCCTAACATCGCCACTGGAATATAATCATCATACTTACCGGGATCACTTAAATATACTTCTTGGCAGTAATAGGCGATCGCTCCAAGTTCAAAACTGATCTGTTTCATAATCGTTTTATACTCTTGAGGACTTAATTTGTTACCGGTAGGGGATACGTCAATTAGTCTTCTTATAAGACCTGATTTTGCATCAGTAATTTTAACCGGCTTATTTGTACCCATAAACAAAAAACATTTAAAACGATTTGAATAAGTAGATTTGAACTTCTCGTTAACTGTCATAAGCTCGTGGGAAACAAGACTATTTAACTTCGTATTATCTTCAATTTTAGAGAGGTCGCCATCGTGTTGAATCGCTACAAGCGGATTGTTTTTGAACGCCTCTAGAGCAAATGAGTTACTAGATGAACCAAGGGATCTTGCGTCAAACACTGTATAATACCCTTCAAATAACTGCTGGATGATGTTAAGTATTGTAGATTTACCAGTTCCCGCTTCACCGTATAAAACCATAAATTTCTGAATTTTCTTAGAGTCCCCAGTTACGATTGACCCGATTGCCCATTCAATCTTATGTCTTTCTTCCTCTGAATACAGAGTGGACATCAGCTTGTCATAGGCAGACAAATCGCCAGGTTCAAGCGGATAATTCAGCTTTTTACTGGCGTAATCTTTTTTATCAGTTTTATAGTTGGAAAATATAATTTTCTCGTCCAACATATAAAAATGATCTCTCATCTGCTTCTGACAGTATTTATGCCAAGAGTCAATCATTCCGGACTCAGCGTCCCACATATGCAGAACCTTTATATTAGAGTCAAATTTATGGCGGTTTTCTTCCGCATATCTATCCAGTTCACGGTCTATAAGTTGTAAAGCACATTGCTCGTCCGTAGACCATAGACCGAGTTCCTCAACCCAAATAGCGTAAAAATCACCGCCTCGAATCATGAGATCTGAGCTTTTGTTGATGATGAACTTTGGATAGATTTCTATTATACCACGCTTTGTGCTACGTGTTGAAATCATAAGAAAGTCAAGCATCGAATTTTATTCTCCCTTCATGCGTTTAAACTCCTCGATCTCATTACTGAGTTCTTCAATTTTTTTGTCCTGTCCATAATTATGGATTTCCACCATAAGCGCATAAATAGTAATAGTGAATACAAAAGCTGTTAGCGTTCGATTGAATATTGCTTGATTTCTTAGTATTTTTTTCATACTTTTAATGGCATCTGAAGAATCTTGTAAGTTTCCAAAAATATAATTGATTACCTCAACCATTAGCTTTTCCCCCCTTTCGTTTTGTCTTGATAAAACTATCAATCGTTTCAAATTTCCAATCTTTATGACTATTAAAGGTAAATATAAATTCCGCTCCATTCTTCTGTCTTATGTGGATGCTGTTTTTACCATTGGGAAACCAGGCAGCGACCCGGTCTCCGGCAAATAGCTCGAAATATAATTCAAACCATTTAAAAACTTCATTATGAGTCATATGCTCCTCCTAAGATACTAGGATCTCGTCCAAGTACCAACACATTTGATACCAAATTTCAACAGTTCGCAAATCATGTTTACAGTTCTTAACAGTAAATAATCCGCCTTCTCCATTTCTTTTGTATTCTCGATTCAAAAACCTTGCGATGACGCGGTTCAAATATCTACTGTCAAATCTCGTATCGTCCAAAGAACTTAAACCTAGGTTTGAAATCATATTCCAAAACCATTGCCTGGTACGATTACCTATATCAGGATCGTCCATAATGTGTTCCTCGCAACGAATAGCAAGGGCTATTAACATTTCTAAAACACTACAAGGACGGTCATTCAAATATGTTGCTATTATAGTGTTATTGTATTGACGCTCATATCCAAATCGATATCGGAGGTCTATCCCATCTTCGGCTCTGTTACCATCCATTCTAATTATATAGGTAAACTCTATATCATGTAGATGGGTCAAAAGCTTCCGATAGGATAGTCTCTTAGAATATCCATCTTTACGTACGAGCTGGTACATCCATTCGAAGTATTCTTTGTTTAGCTCGTTTTTTGTCATTAGTCATCCACCTCGTGTGGTTTTCTATTGTGCGGTTTTCTATTGACGACGTCCGAATACTTTCTCTGGTCAAGAAGAATTTCGTAGTCACATTTAAGCCGGTCGTTTCTCACAAAGACGGAATCATCCTCGTACTCTCCAAAAGCGTTAAGTGATTCGAATCCGACCGTTTCTTCGATATCATCCACGATTACATTATTGTCATCGGTCAGAATCTGATCAGCGTAATAAATCAGACTAATTGTTTCATAGTCATCCAATTCACCGAACTCCTCTGGAGCGATAACATAAGGTTTATCCACGCTCATAGGCTCCTCTTTCACCTCCTCGGGTTTTTCATCAACCATATCAGAATAGTTAGTATAGCCCAGTTTGCGTAAACCGGCTGCGTATTCGATAATACTCGGCTTTTCTTTTGCATTGTTCGCCTTTATTTGGACTTCTTCGATAAGCTTGTCATTTGAATCAAAAGTCTTTACCAATGTGTCCTCGGTAAATTCAGCTGCCCTCTTGGAGAATACTTCTTTTACTGAATCAATTTCATCTTGAGCTATCCGCTCATATTTTTTCTCAACGTATTTCCATGTAACGACCGAACCGACGGCTACACCGAGAACAAACATCATAAAATTTATTGTTTTATTATTCATAAATATACCTCCTTTAAAAAGTTTTTCAGAAAACACAACCCGGGAATTTTTTCACATATCAAATATAACATGTGTAAAGAAAGAGTCCTTATCAAAATTGTGAGTAACTTCTGACAGAGTCTAATGCATAAAGGCCTCTTAAAATATAAAAGACCACCCTAAGACCGTTTCCAAAAATCAAAGGGTAGTCTTTTTTTTATATCAAATCTAAAATGTTACCGTCTACGTTGAAGTCAAGAAGTACTACTCGTTCATATACTTCTTTTCCAAATCTTTCACGCATAGCTTTATCCTTAGTAAAAACTTCTTCATCCCTTCGGTAGGCTTCGTAAATCCCGAAATCAATGTAATTATCACCTTTAGGGTTATCGGAATTATATACCCAACCGACAATTTGACCGGCTTTAGTTCTAGGAATACCAAGGCTATCGAGTACGTCATTTAAGAATAAATATCCATTGGCTCTAAGTTTATCGTTAGCATACTGTTGCTGAGCTAGGAGAAACATTCGATTATAACTTCCGTCTTTTTCCCAATAAGGACTGGATTCGTCAAAGAAGAAAGTATAATCACTCAATGAGTCTCTTTCCACAACGTTGACGGTCTCTTTTACTTTCTTTTCCTTACCGTCTTCATCGACGACGGTCTTTTCGATCTTCTTTGCCTTGATGCCGTACCTCAGTTCGCGGTCGACTTCTTCGCCAAAACACTCTACAACTCGATTTCTATACTGTTTGAAACCTTTATCGACCGTAGCATATGCGGCTGCGAGAGCTACATTTCTTTTACGAAGAATATTATTCGATGCTAAAATGCTACTTAGGGATAGAGCACCAAGAAGTACTGCGGGGGCATAAAGTTTGGCAAGCTTAACACCGGTCTGAATATAAACGATAGTCAAGTCTTTCTTAACGTCTTCGGGGGTATATTCCTCTGCGAATTTTTCATTGGCCGCACATTTATGAATAGCGTCGATATCTTCTTTAGCTTTTTCTAAAATATCATTCGCTTTAGTAGTAGCTTTACAAGCCATGACCGCACTTACAACGGTTCCGACTACCCCGGCTACTACAAGGATCTCGGGGCTATATTTTTTGAGTTTAAAACCAATCTTATTAACAGTTGTCATAAATTCTATTTTTTTCATATTATCCTCTCCTTTTCTTATCATTAAATGCAATCTCTGCACCACAGGCTGCATAACCAGCTAAATCTACAAAGCTGTCTTCAGTTGCAGTCCCAGTTTTAATCCTAGCTATTTTTAGTAATGCCATCATCATGGCAACATCGGTTGCTGTAAATTCAGTATTTTTATACGCCGACCATAAAGCGGCTATCGACCGAAAGTTATCTACGGGTGAGCCATATTCATTCTCACGTTGACCGCATACACATTGTTTAGCTCTATCTAGAGTTTCTGCTCTTGTCATTTTATCTCTCTCCTCATTCAAATATTCGTATTTTCCAACTTTTCAATTAGATTCATGATGATATTAATTTCTTTTTATGATGCTCAACAAGTTTTTCGAGTGACTCTTTTAATTGATTAATTGTTTTTGATTTATCAACCATAAATATAACTCCTTTCCTCCTAATTTAGTGGAAGCGCTTTTGGTAGTTTAATCATGTAGCCATCTCGTACTCTAATTACAGATGCACTCCTAATATCAGTCCATCCGTATTTGTTGTCTGTATAATTACCAGTGATGCCAACTAGATCATATAAGTCGGCAACGCTAACTAAACCATAAGTAGAAATCAACTCGTCCATTCTTGACAGAACTTCTTCTGCTTCTCCTCGATTATCTAAAATAATATCATCATAATTATAACCGGTTTTCGTATGAACCGTGCTATAATCCCTTCGACCATTTCTTTCATCGTAATAACTCCTGTAAGATACCTTAGAGGCAGTGGAATTACTCTTTGTCTTACCTGTTTCTCCGTAAAGTAGCATATCAATACCGTTTGTCACGATATCCGAAATGGCTTTTTTAATTGCGGGGACCAATACCTCTAGCAAAATATAAGATTTTACGTTATTGACGTCCTCTGAGACGAATACATCCGTAAACTTCCGAATATCGCTTTTTTTCTTAGATTTCGCCGTCCCAGCAATTACTTTTTCTACCTTTTTCTCTGGTACAGACCCCTTTTGATCTTCCTTAAATTTATGGGAGTTTGGCTTGTATTCCTCCATTACGTTTACTCCTTTCATTTCAAAAATAAAAAAGCGAAAGCACCCTGTTAAAGGTGCTCTCCCTTAAAGAAGTCTATTTCCTATTCAGTTGTTTTTTCGTCGAATTCCTCGAACTCATCGTCTTCGAGGACACTATATTCCCCGTAGATCTCTTGCTGAGCTTTTTTGGCTTTAATTTTAGCCACAATCGGTTTAACCACATACTTATAAGCAATTAAGCTTCCAAGTGCGGCCAATCCGATACCGGCTGCAATCTTAAAACCTTTACCAGCTTCAGAAGTAACAATCTCCGTTGCCTCCATAACCTCTTCATTTACCATGATTTCGTTGTTATCCATCGTTATCTCTCCTTTCAAAATATGGCTTCTTTCCATTAAAGGCTTTGTTTTTTTCGCGTATTCACTATTACTAGCGATAGTCATACCTAGGGGTAACTTGATAATCAATAACAAGGCATGGATTTCCATCGTCCGATAACTGTGAACTAAAATTTAATTCAATATAGCCACGATCGATATTCCATCCAAGATCATCACCAATACTTGTAGGATTAAGTCCAATTTCATAATAGAACTCGTTAAGTGAAATATACATTTCGTCTCTCATTCTTCTATTAAGTTCGTTCTCTACCTTTTTTAATTTGTCGATATCTGATTTAAAATATCGACCTGAAATCGAATCATAACAGAGGGTATTACCTTTTTCGGTGATAATAACCTCTTTACTACTAACTGGATCTCGGTCAATCTTGTCTTTGGCGATGGCGTCTCTAACTGTCTGTTCTTTTTTCTTACCAATGGTTTCAATTACTTTTTCCTGGTACTCTTTGAGAGCTGATTCCGATAAAGTATAAGCAGTGGCCAATGCGGCATTACGGCGAGCGTTTACAGAATTTGCTCCGACCAGACAAAATATCGATAAACATCCAGTTATTGCGGCCGGAATATAACAAGTCCATGCTGCTTTGATAGTCTCGACTGGTGTGAGCTTCTCGGTGTCATTTTCAATCTTCTTATCCTCGATTAGGGCTAGAGCTTTTGGTGTTGCTCTAACCGCCATTACGGTTGTGGTAATCATTCCAGCGATTCCAATACCGGTTAATATCTCAGGACTTCGCTTACTAATTACCGTCCGTACATTTTTGACAATGTTAGATAGGTTTAATTTACCCATATTTTTTCTCCTTTCGATTTATAAAAATAACAGAATGATATCACCTGCAACGTTCTTGGCGATGGTGAATATATGTTCGTGTTTCTCGCTACAACCGTTGCGTATATAACGCTCCATATCGTCCATAAACCCTTCAATGATATCAACTGGTAGTACAGGTTCTCGTAAAGACCCAGTTATATGAGAAGGAAGACGTTCGGCCTCGGTGTTCAGACGATCTATGATTTCATAAGCCGCCCATCTCGCATAACTAAGATCTTCAAAGTATTCCTTTGATTCTTTCGGATTAACTTGTCCGAGATAATCAGTAGCACATAAATGCTCGTCTACGTACTTGCTAATTATTGATATTGCTATATCGCACATTTCCTGATTACGGATTCTGACCGCCTCCTTCCTTTCTAACAAAGAAAAAGAGTCCTTGTTAGGACTCCCTCTCATTTATTTTGGTAAGTGCTTCAATTACTTTTCGCTCAATCTTTTCGTTCGTTTTCTTATCGTTAACCCAATCGGTTATGAGTGTTGCTCCCATTCCGATTGCAGTTGCCGCAATACCGAGAATTTTAATTAGTTTACTGTTCATAAAGCAATTACCTCCTTTCATAATAGTGGTTGTAATTTATGCGTATTAAGTTTCAAAACTAAATTTGTTTGGATTCCTAAGAGCGGATATAACACAACATTCCAGACCGTCATCCAGTACGGTATGTCTATTGTCGAAATCAAGCCACGTGATTCCGTCTTCTATAAACTCATCTATACTCCAGCCAATATCATCGCCGTTCTCAATTTTGTCAATCCCGAGGAACTCGTAGAATTCGTTTATACTGACATTACCTCTAAGTTGAAGATTACGATTAATATGATACTGGGCATTTAATACAGCGGCCATTGTTGATGTAAAATATCTTTTAGAGAACAAATCGTAACACAAGATTCTTTCGCTTTCTAGGTCCATATCAGCAGAGTACACATGATATCCGTCCGCTGAAACGTATGTATCCTTTGCCATCTGAGCTTTAATCTTCGAATCAGCATCTTCGCCATAAACGGCTTTTGCAGCCTTTCTATACTGCTGATAAGATTCGCTTAATAAAGCATAAGCACTCGCTAACGATGCCTGATTGCGTTTGTTAAGTACGTTCGCTCCAAATATACAAGCGATTGTGGATAGACCTACTAAAGCGGCTGGAATATAACATTTCCAACACGATTGAACGACCTCGAGTTTTGTGGGGCCGTAGTAGTTTCCTTCATGATCAATTCCTTCACGAGCTCGAATAATATCCACGGCTTTTGGAGTAGCTTTAACGGCCAACACAGAAGTGGCTACCACACCTATCGAGCCAAGACAAGTCAGTATGGCGGGTGATGATCGTTTCAAATATCCTTTCATAATTTTCTCCTTTCAAAATATAAGAGCCTTTGCGGCTCAAAAATAAAAAAGGGCTGTAGGGAGCATCGAACTTCTACAGCGGCGGAATCACTTAAGATTCTACATTCGTGTCACACCACTTCCTTTCATAATAGCGGTTGTAAATTTCGCGTGAAAAAAAAAAGAAAGAGCCTAAGCTCAATCTTTTTATAGGCTGATTCATCGCAACCTATATCACCCCAAAATATTCCAACAAAATTCCATATATTGTCAATTTTAAAACTAACATATTCAGATATTCGAAAACTCCATAGATCGTATCTGATTGTTTTGATAATTTATTCATATTTTTTTCTCCTTTCAAAATATAAGAGCCTTTGCGGCTCAAAAATAAAAATTAGAAAAAATTAGAGATATAATTTACTATAATATTCAACTGAATCGTGACCTGGTAGAGACACGGTCACTTTACATACCAGTCCCTCGTTAGTGCACCTCGTAACCTGAAGATAATGATGTCCGTCATCTTCTTCAGATTCTCTAATGTTTTCAAACTTGGCTGGTGAATTTATGAATGCCTCTTTCCAGATTTCTTCTAAATACATAAAAATCATCTCCTTTCATAATAGTCCTTGTGTATTTCGCGTAAAAAAAGAAAGAG